GGTGTACATTGCACCGCGTTCATGGTTACGCCGCCCAGATCCATCTGTTTCATACCAGTTTTTGATGGCGTGGACGCTGGACGATTTGCTGTTCTATGGGCGCGCGTTTTGGTACATCACCAGCAGAACCGCTGACGGTTACCCTGCATCGTTCACACGTTTGCCAGCGGGATCAATCACCACCACCGACATGGCGCCACCAGTCTGGTTTGCCCCATCATCACAGGTGTATTTTCAGGGCGGTGAAATTGACCCAGCAAACCTTGTGCAATTCTTATCACCTGAACAGGGCCTGGTGTATTCCGCGCCAAATGCAATTGATACCGCGTTGAAATTAGAGCAAGCGCGAAACCGTAACGCATCATCATCAATTCCAGCGGGCATATTGCGCCAAACAGAAAACAGCGAACCACTAAGCGCCCAGGAACTGTCTGATCTTGCAGCACAATTCAACGCAGCGCGCGCAACAAATCAAACCGCAGCATTGAACCAGTATTTGACCTACACAGAAACCGCTGCAACACCAGACAAAATGCTGTTGATCGAAGCAAGCCAATATCAGGCGCTGGAAATGTCACGCCTAGCAAACGTTCCGCCATACCTTGTGGGCGTAGCAACTGGCGCGTATTCATACCAATCAAGCCAACAGGCCCGCGCTGACCTGTACCTGTTTGGTGTCAAACTGTATGCAGATGCCATAGCGGGCGCGCTGTCAATGGATAATGTTTTACCGCGCGGCACATATGTTGAATTTGATGCTGATGAATACCTAGAGGAAAACTTTATGGCAGACAAAATGGACAGCACAGAAACAGTTATTGAGGAAAACACACAAGAGGAGTTAGCAAACCAATGATCAAACTAATTGCAGGCGATTTTACGCTAGACGCAGCAGCAGGCGAAACACCGCGCCGAACCATTAGCGGAACCGCTGTTCCATACAACGTTCCAGCAGTAGTTAGTGATGGCACCGCCGTCATTTTCCGCCCAGGATCCCTTCCTGTTGAAGGCAAGGCACCCCGCCTGTTTGGATACCACAGGGCAGACATGCCAATTGGTGTGGTCACAGAGCGCGTGGACACCGAACAGGGAATGATGTTCAGCGCCAAAATCAGCGCCACATCAATGGGCAACGATTTTTTGATTATGGCCCAGGACGGCACCATTGACCAGGTCAGCGTGGGAATAAACCCAACCAAGTTTTCCTACGATGAAGCAGGGACCATGATTATCGAAGCAGCCGAATGGCAGGAACTAAGCCTGGTTCCAATCGGCGCGTTTGGTGACATGGCTAACATCTCACAAGTGGCTGCAAGTATCCACCAAGAGCCAGAGGAAATCAGCAATACTGAAACACAGGAACCGATTGAAAAGGAAACAGAAATGTCCGAACCAGTAGCACCAGCAGTTGAAGCAACTATCCCAACCGCACCAATTTTTGCACAGGCCAAGCGTGAATTTGCATTGCCAACCGCTGGCGAATACATGGCCGCGTATCACGCAGGCGGTGACACATTCGCAAACGTGAACAAAGCAGTTGCTGAATACACAGCGTCAAAGAAAACCGCATTGCAAGCAGCCGCTGGTGACGTACTCACCACCGACACACCAGGTTTGCTACCTGTTCCAGTACTTGGGCCATTGGTTCAAGATCTGAATTTCTTGCGCCCAGTAGTCGAAGCATTAGGCGCACGCGCTTACCCAGACAGCGGACAATCAAAAACCTTTATTCGTCCAACGATCACAACGCACACCAGCGTTGCTGCACAGTCACCAGAATTGTCTGCTGTATCTGCAACCACAATGGTCATTGCATCAAACAGCGTGAGCAAAACAACGTTGGCTGGACAGGTCACATTGTCTGTGCAAGATATCGATTTCACTAGTCCAAGCGCAATGTCCCTAATCCTCAATGACTTGATGGGCGAAGCAATGATTGCCAGCGATAATTTGGCAGCAGACAATCTTTTGACCGCAGCAACATCATCTGGTGTTTGGGACGGTACCCCAGAGGATTTGTTGAAGTCCGTTTATGACGCAGCAAACGATGTTGCATCAGGCCGTAACTGGATGCCAACACACATGTTTGTTTCGGTTGACGTATGGGCACAACTTGGTCAATTGGTGGACAGCAGCAAGCGCCCATTGTTCCCATTCATTGGCGCAGGCCTTACAGGCCAGAACGCATTGGGCGCATCAAGCGCAGGATCGTGGAACGGCACCCCAATGGGTCTGCAGTTGGTAGTTGACAGCAACTTTGCTGCAAAAACCATGATCATCACCCGCGTTGGTCAGGGATCAGGCGATGCCTTTGAATACTACGAAAGCATCAGAGGCTTGCAGTCACTTGAAAACCCATCGGTGTTGGGTCGCACGATGTCATTCCATCTTTATGCGTCAACCTTCGCAGCAATCCCTGGAATGATCCGCAAGATTACCCAGGCCTAGTAGAAAGGCGGCCTAACCCGCCATGGCTACTTACACAGTCACCAACAAATATCTGGTTGACAATTACGCAGTCCTGCAATTACTCACCCCCAATGAAATTGCAGTAGGGCAATCCATCACCGTTGCTGGTGTTGATGCAACATTCAACGGCACAGTTTCGGTGGTGGCATTACCCCAGTATTTGTTTATTGGCGTAGATGATCAGGGCGATTTGCTCTATGACTATCAGGTACCAATTCAAAACCAGGTGCTGTACGCAAAAACGGCAAACGATGTTGAACGCGTTGCAGCATCAGGCACCGTTGCATACAGCCCTGTTTGCACATGGATCACAGCAACAAACATTGAGGATTGGTTAGGGATTGGCACCGCTACCGCAGCAGATACTACGTTCCTTACGCAATGCGCCAGCGCTGCAAACGCTTACTGTTATCGCAAAAGATTAGAAAGCGGATACATCGATAGTTTGACTACCAGCCCATCTGGTGACGTAACGCTGGGGACAATTCAATATGGTGGCGCGCTATACCGTCAACGTGGATCAATTGATGTGTTTGCATCGTTTAGCGAAATGGGCACAGCACCAACCACAGGCCTGTCCCCAATCATCAAACAATTGCTAGGTATTCAACGCCCGCAGGTAGCCTGATGCCCGTTGCATACACAGACCTGTTCAATGAGGCCCTGGACGATCTAAAAACCAAATTGGAAACCATCACAGGTTTGCAAGTGGTAACAGATCCCAGAAACCTTGTTCCGCCTTGCGCGTTCATTGGTGCCTGCTCATTCGAAGCATGGAATTACAACATTGTGAAAATCAGTTGGCCAATCCAGATTATTTCAATGGGGCCAGCAAACCTTGACGCAATGCGAAACCTGCTCAACCTCACCGCTGGCGTTCTGGCAAACGTTGGATCTGTGACCGCTGGCCGTCCAACCACAGTTGACATTGGCGGCGTCATGTTGCCATGCTATGAATTGACCGTGATGCAACAGGCGCAAACAGCATGAAATATGTGATCATTTCCCCACGTTTAGGAACACCAGGTGACGAATTTGACCCAGGTGACAGCAACGTGGATCATCTGTTGGCTGGCGGGTTTATTAGACAATCCACCGACAAAGCACCAAAACCATCTAAAGTAAAAACCAAACCTAAGGAGTAGAAACCACATGGCAACCAGCACCCTGTTGAGCAATCCAAAAGTCCAAATTGGCGCAGCCATTGGATCCATTGTTGATCTAACCGATCAGACCACATCAGCATCATTGACGCGCACAATCGAAGCGCTAGAGGACACCGCATTTGGTACGGGATCACGCACCTACACGGGCGGACTAGAGAACAACGAATTGACCGTGACCATGTACATGTCCTATGCAGCAACAGAAACATACGCATCATTAGCAGCGTTGGTTGGAACTAAATGCACCGTGAAAGTAAATCCTGCCTACGGATCAGGTGACAGCGCTACCAACCCAGGTTTCATTTTGACTGACACCTATTTGGAAAGTCTGCCTGTAATCAACGCATCGCTGGGCGAACTCACAACCGTGGATCTCACGTTCCAGGGCGGTGTGTACAGCGTTGATGTCACCCCATAATTTTCAATAAGACAAACTAGACGGAAGGATTGAAATGAAAATCAAACTACGCATCACCCTGAATGAAAACACCCCGCCGCGTGAGGTCACCACAAACCTGTTGGTGATCAGCGAATGGGAAAAATCAGAAAACCGCAAAGTGTCAGACGGACGCGGTATCGGCGTGAACGACATGGTCTGCTGGGCGTTCCATCTTTACAAATTGGCGGGCGAAACCATGCCAACCACATGGTCTGAATGGTTGAAACAAAACCCAAACATGGACATTGAAGCGGTGGACACAACAGACCCAAACCCTACGGACGCGGCACCTACCGCCGCCAACTAGCAGAGGTTCTAGTAGCGGTCGGTTGGTGGCCGCCACATATCGAATTTGACACCCGCGATTTGCAAACAGTCATTACTGTGTTGAATAAGCAAAACAAGGGAAAACGATGAGCGCTACAGCACAAATTGAGGTTTACGGATTGAAGGAAGCGCTGAAAGAATTGCGCAACGTTGACCCCGAACTACGAAAGACCATCAACAAAGAGGCAAAGGAACTAGCCAAACCTGCCATTGATGATGCAAAAGCCAGTTACCCACCACGCCTGCTGTCTGGTATGGAACGCGCATGGACACAACGCGGAAACCAAAAATTTCCGTACAGCCAGCAGAAAGCCCAGCGCGGTGTTGGTGTCAAAGTAGATGTGAGCAAACGCAATTCCAGCACTATCAGCATTATTCAAAAAGACCCAGCCGCCGCCATCATTGACATGGCAGGAAAACAGGGTGGATCCAATGCCCAGGGTGCACGTTTTATTTCAGAACTTACATTGAAATTTGGTTTGCCTTCACGCGTCATGTGGCCTGCATATGACCGCAATGCGGGCGCGGTGGAACAAAACATGGTTGAATTGGTTGGTCGCGTAATGGACGCTGTCAATAGAAACCTGGTGATGTAATGGCAATCAAAATTCCGATCATTAGCGAATTCAACAGCAAAGGCCTAGACAAGGCTATAAAAGAATTTCAAAGCCTTGAAGGCGCTGGCGCAAAAGCAGGGTTTGTTATCAAAAAGGCCGCCCTACCTGCTGCCGCTGCCATCGGCGGATTGGCCGTTGCATTAGGTTCAGCAACAAAAGCAGCAATGGAAGATCAGGCCGCGCAAGTTGAATTAGCGCGCACACTAAACATTTCTGCCAGCGCTACTGATGCACAAGTTGCAGCAACAGAAAACATGATTAGCAAAATGTCATTGGCCAGCGGTATCGCGGACGATGATTTGAGGCCTGCCCTAGCCAGCCTGGTACGCGGTACAAAAGACATTGGCAAAGCCCAAGAGGGTTTGGCTCTGGCAATGGACATTTCCACGGCCACAGGAAAAGATTTAGCCACAGTTTCTGACGCGCTATCAAAAGCCTATGCAGGAAATTTCAAAGGCTTGCGCACACTTTCACCAGAAATGGCCACGCTAATCAAAGAGGGTGCAGACCTCAACACCGTGATGGACGTGCTGGGTGGCACGTTTGGTGGCGCTACCGCGGAAGCAGCTGGAACCGCCGAAGGCCAGATGAAACGATTTGGAATAGCCATTGCCGAAGCAAAAGAAAACATTGGCGCGGCGTTGATCCCTGTTGTTGAAAAAGCGTTGCCTTTGCTGACCGCAATGGGCGCATGGGCACAGGAAAACACCACCACGTTTTTGGTTATCGCTGGGGCTATTGGTGGCATCGCAGCAGCAATTCTGGTGGCCAATGCGGCAATCAAGGTTTATACCCTTTACACACAATTAGCCGCAGCCGCCAATTTCCTTTTGAACGCCGCGCTAATGGCTAACCCAATCACCCTTGTGATCATTGCAATAGTTGCCCTGATTGCCATTTTGACAGCGCTGTATTTCAAATTTGATGGTGTCCGAAAAATCGTTGACACAGTATTTGATGCAATAACCACAGGTGTCAAATTTAGTTTTGACGCAATCAAAACCTATTTCACCGCTGTTCTAAACATATACAAATCAATTTTCAACGGCATTGCAAGCCTGTGGAACAACACAATTGGCAGGCTGTCATTCAATTTTCCATCATGGGTGCCAGGGTTAGGCGGTAAAGGTTTTAGCGTTCCCAACATTCCAATGTTGGCCGAAGGTGGAATTGTTACAGGCCCAACGCTTGCCATGATTGGTGAGGCAGGCCCAGAGGCTGTTATCCCATTATCAAAAATGGGTGGCATGGGTGGCGGTATCACCGTCAACGTCACAGGTGGTTTGGCAACTAGCGCCGAAATCGGGCAGGCCGTAGTCAACGCAATACGCGCCTACAACCGCAGCGCAGGCCCAGCAAACATTCAGGTGGCGTGATGCCAGGCGTTGCAGTAATTGACAGCGGAAACTATGACCTACAAGTAGCAACAGGGTTTTCCGTCAACGGGTTCACATTGGACGATCCTGTGCGCGGTGTGCTGGACAATACCCAATACGTTTTGGACGGTGAAGGCGAATTTGCCAGCGTCATGGAAGGCTGCATTGGCATCAGCGTGAAACGCGGACGGCGTGATGTTGGTGACCAATTCAGCGCGGGCACAATGTCATTTACTTTGAACGATACATTGGCGGGCGGGGTGTTCAATCCGTTTGATGAAAATAGCCCATATTTTGACACCGCTGAAAGCAAACCAGGCTTAGCACCAATGCGTGAAGTGCGCCTCATTCGATACGACAACAGCAACGTATCCCATGACCTGTTCAATGGTTATGTGGTGAACTATGACTACAACTTTGCGCTAGGTGGCATTGACACAGTCACGGTGTATTGCGCTGACCAATTCTATTTGCTAGCACAAACCTATTTGGACGAATTCAACCCATCAGCAGAATTGTCTGGTGCGCGTATTGAAACGGTGTTGAATTTGCCAGAGGTTGATTTCCCGTTGGCTGACCGCGACATTGCAACAGGCACCGTTGAACTAGGGCACGACAGCGCCTACACCGTTCCAGCTGGAACAAACGTTTTGCAATACATCAGCCAAATCAACAGCACCGCAGAATTTGGCCGACTGTTTATGAGCGCGGACGGCAAACTGACATTTCAGGACAGGATCGGCAACACCCTTTCTGCCAGCGTGGCTGATTTCCATGATGATGGAACCAACATTCCCTACAACGGCGTAGGCATATCATTCGAAGCGGACGCGGTAGTAAACCGCGCCGTGGTCACAGGCCTAGACGGAAAAACAGCAACCGCAGAGGATCTAGCCTCAATTGCTACATATTTCATTCAGACCAACAGCATTACCAACAGCCTGCTACATGAACAAACCAGCATTGACACCGCCGCCGCCTACCTGATCAACGGCGAACCAGAGGCCCGCTACACCAGCGTAGAAACCGATTTCCTGATGTTGACCAACGCCCAACGCGACACCGTGGCCAGCATCGAAATTGGTAACACCATTACCGTGGAAAAAACGTTCCAAAGCGGCACTGGAACAACCCAACTTGCCCAGGAACTAAGCGTGGAAGGCATTGAACACACCATCACCGTGGGCGCTGGGCATAGCATCATGCTGTCAACGTCACCCACCACAATTGTGTTTGAATTGATTTTGGACAACGCAATATATGGCACACTAGACAGCCTCAATGTCTTAGGATAGGAACCACTATGGCAATCACAACATATACCGCTGGTGAAGTATTGACCGCAGCCTCACTCAATAACAATTTTGCATCGGGTGGTTTACAGTTGGTAAAAACGCAGGTTATCGGTAGCGCTGTTGGAAGCGTCACGGTTACGGGCGCGTTTAGTAGCACGTATGACAATTACAAAATTGTTATCAGCGGCGGCGTGGGTAGCGCTGCTGGGTCAAACATCGGTTTACAGTTAGGCGCCACCACTACGGGATATTACTGGTCAGGCATTTATAGGCAGTACACAAACACAACTGTCACAGCCGACAAAGCAGAAAACGGCAGCAGTTGGAACTACGCGGGCAGATCAACCACCACCAGCATCAACTTGAGCGTTGATTTATTTGGTCCGAACCTTGCCAAAAACACAAACGCAATCATGTTCAACACGGGCGCTGGAGTAGCCGATTATTTCTTTATGACTGGCGGCTACCTTGCAGATACGACGCAATACACAGCGTTTACATTGACACCGAACACGGGAACACTTACAGGCGGAACAATTCGCGTGTACGGATTAGCAAACAGTTAGGGAATGACATGACATATGAAGAAGCAATTGCAATGTATCCCCATGATTCGGTGCATACACAAGTAGATGACATTGTTCGGCCAATGACACCAGCAGAATATGAAGCGTTTATACAAGAACAAGTCAATTACAAACCATTGCCAACGGCATAATGAAATGGCGTTACCTTGTGGGCTATTCTCTACTAATAGCCGTAGTGATGTGGGGTTGTAGTGGTTGCACCGTTTCAAAAACTAATATCGAATATCAATGTTTCACAAAGGCCGCTTGTGACTAAAACACCAGAACAACAACATGCAGGGCTAATTGTTTTTGTTGGCCGTCTCATGGCCATCTGTTTTTCATTCACCGTCATGGCGTTCATATATGGAATTTTGTTCGTGGATCAGCCAACAGAGCAGGCACCAACAGACGCACAACTAATTGATTTGCTGTCCACGTTGCTGGTGTTTTTGACTGGCACATTGTCTGGCCTTGTGGCATCGAATGGCCTCAAATCAAAGCCTGGTTCTAGTGCAACCACCGATTAGAAAACTGGTATTGCCAGCAGATCTACAGCATTGCAAACCAGGCGAATTGCCAATGAACCTATTGCGCGACATCAAACCAATGGGCAAATTGCATCATTTAGCAGCGGCCAGTTGGACGGCAATGCGTCAAGCCGCGTTTGCGTCAGGCATCAAACAATTCAAACCAACTAGCGCGGGTGACACCTACAGATCATTAGCCCAACAAAAGGCTGGTTTCTTACAGCGCTACACATTGGAACCTATTGCTGGCGCGTCAACTAGAACGTGGGAAGGACGAAAATACTATTTGAAGCCAGGAAACGCCCCATTGGCAGCACCTGGATCATCACGCCACAACCTGGGATTGGCAGTTGATATTGCTGGAACATCTGACCCAATCCTTTGGAAATGGTTGTGTGAAAACGCGCCAAAATATGGCTGGTCATTAGAGGTGATGCCCGCGGAACCGTGGCATTGGTTCTATTTTGTGGGCGATAAGACCCCGCCAGCGCTAATGCTTGACCCAGCGACACCCACCCCATAGGGTGGTCATATACCTGACAGAGGGAACAACAGTTATGGCTGACGCTAAGACCTACACATATGAGGTTTTCACCACCGCATTGGACACAAACCAATTAGTGCTGGTGCAAATTTTCCGTGACCCAGACAGCCAAAAAGTGTTACACGCCCAACTGTCATTCAAAAACGCCATCGGGGACACTTGGGGCGTTCCATATCAATTGGAGAAAAAATGACGTTTACAGCAACCAAAATTGTGGCAGGTGTTATTTCAGCCCTAGTGGGTTTCACGCTTGCCATACAGCCTCTAATGAGCCAATCAGAGCCACCTAGCACCACCATTGCCCTGGCACCGTACCTAATTGAACCAACCACCACAACGGCCACGGCCACCACGGTTTTTTACATAAACCCATCAGCCACAAATTGTGAGCAATTTAGCGCGCTGGCCGTCAATTTGGGTTGGCCTGTTGAGCAGCGCGACAAACTTGAAATGGTTATGCACCGCGAAAGTCGATGCACACCAAACGCGCACAACAAACGGGACACAGTAGGACAGTCATACGGCCTTATGCAGATCAACTCATTTTGGTGCAAAGGCCCGAACAGTTACCTACAAAAAGCAGGCCTGATCACATCATGTGAAAACCTGTTACAGGCACAAACTAATCTAAAAGCAGGTTTGATTATCTGGACACGGTCAGGGTGGTCACCCTGGCGCACAGCCAAATGATCGAATACCCACTATCCGAAAATTCCATGACAGAGGAAACACGAAAAATGATTACAGACAAAATTGATCTGCAAGTAACGCCACAAACACACGCAATGATGAAACTAATTGATGACATTTGCAGGCCCGCATACATACAAAAACCTGTTCGTGATGATTACCTGATCCGCACGTTGAAGGTAATGAAAACAGATTTTGATTTATCAGGCAATGAAATATATGCAGAAACATGTTTGCGTTGCATAGAGGAACTAGGCGGCGAATTGTAAATCAATGGGGCGTTATTACACCGCATCAAAATATGCGAATTACAAAGCCCACACAGCAAAACAAATTCGAAGCGATGCGAAACGCAGAGAACAACTAGAAAACAGACAGAAGGAAACACCAATGGCATTTGACCTATCCAATTACGAAACCGTAGAAACACGGTTGAACCGATTTTGGGAAACATACCCAGACGGACGCGTTGAAACCACACTTATGAACTATGACGGGGACACCTGCATTGTTCGTAGCGTCATTTGGAAACACCGTGATGATGCACACCCAACAGCAACAGGTTATGCACACGAAATACATACTGATCGCGGCGTAAACGCCACATCATTTGTCGAAAACTGTGAAACGTCTAGTTTGGGCCGCTGCCTAGCCAACATGGGAT